GATGTATACGCCGCTCCAACAATTCAACAACACTATTTTCAACCACGAACTTACGGAACACATCCCAATCACTGCAATAGAAACGCTCGTTCAACTTACGCATGATCGTACCCGATGAAGTACGGATTGTATCAGCGCCAACATCATTGCAGATCTTCAGTAGTTCAACCTTGATCTTGCCCATGTCGTCTTCTAGTTCTCTGTCTCTTGCTTCGTATTCTTTGGTCAACCGTTCGCGCTCGTTACGGATCGCGATATATGCGTCAACTAATTGTTCTGTGTTGTAACTCATTCTGATTCCAACTCCTGTTTGTATAGATCAACTAATTTTTGATGTGAATCAACTTTACCTTGCAACATGTTGTACACGCGACGCTCAGCATCAGAACCCTGAAGATGAACTACGGTACAAGGATTACGCTGTCCAACTCTATCGATACGTCCTATGCATTGTAGATATGTTTCAACACTCATCACGGGCGACCAGAAGATGATCGTATCAGCAGCAGTCAGAGTCACACCGTGCGAGGCGGCTTGTGGTTGGATTACAAGCACTCGCGGATTTTCTTGACTCTGGAATCTGTCGATGATGTCAGCGCGTATACGCGGAGTTACGTCGCCTTTGATCACCTCGTTAGTGTAACCCTCCTGATTCAGGTAGTCAGTGATGACTTGTATAGTATGCAGATACGGAACGAATATTACAAGCTTGTTTGACGTTTCATCTATAACTTCTTTCATGGCGGCTAACCGGGGTGATACGTCAAACTCCACCACATCCCGATGGTCGGTATAGACCGCGCCACCTGATATCTGCAACAACTTGGTCATGCTTGCGGCTGCATTGACAGCAGAGATAGATTGTCCAGCAGCCTCTATTAACATCTGGTTTTTTAGAGTTTTATAGTATCTAGCGACCTGTACTGTGAGCGGAACTTCGCGGGTTTGATACGTAACCTCCGGTAAATCCAAGCATTCTTTCTTGGTGTACCGTATCGCAGGTTGCAACGCATAGCGCACATCCTGCTGCGCGTCGGTCTTAGGTATCCACTTGAACCGGGATATCTGACGCATAACTTTATCTCGCCACGCTGTCATGTACTTTGGCACACGGTATGGCGCGATCAGTTTTGCTAATCCATACGCATCAACTGGGGACTGCGACGCCGGAGTACCCGTCATCATCCAGAGTCTTGTAGATGAAGTTACAAGCGACGCAAGGATTTTCCACCGCTTGGTCGTCGGGGTCTTGTATGCATTGGCTTCATCAACAATGATCAAATCAAAGTTGGCGTTGCGTATGTCGTCCTTCACTACGCCCACGCCGTCATAATTAATAATTATGAAGTCATAGTTGTCATTGATGATCTGCTTTCGTTTAGAACTATCTCCATGAGCGACGGCACAGGATCTGTGCATGGCTGTCTTGAAGATGTCTGCTTGCCACGCTGAGTACATGATTGATAGTGGGCAGATGATCAGCACACGCTTCACAACACCCATCTTCATCAAGTAGTCCGCTGCCCAAATGGCAGCAGAAGTTTTGCCTGTTCCGGCTTCGTTAAAACAAAACGCTCGTTGACGCAGACTCAGGAACGATGCGGTTGTCTTCTGGTGGTCGAATGGTTTGAACACTCCCGGCCAGTCGTAGTCGCGCAGCATAGGCGACGGCACAGCGGGGACTGTGTTGGGTAGTTCACCATCTAACAAGTACGTGAGTAATGATGCTTCGTTGTATCCCCAATAGACCGCGATATCTTTTTGCATACCGCAGTCAATCATCAACTCACTTTTCTCTACGTTTTTTAATATGTTCTGCGCGACATGATTCGGCACTGTCAAACGCAGTGCGGTGTTCTCAATAACTTCCATAAACCCTCTGATAAATAAGCCCGTAACGTGGGCCAGTCGTTCAAGTCACGCTGAAGGAATCAGTTAACTCAGCGCCTTGAATGGCATGGTTTTGCGTTTATGACGACGCAGGTGCGGAGCGAGGTGTGAGAGAACTCGGCACCATGTATCCCCCACTCATGCCTTACAGGGATTACATTCTTACTTCATAGCTCCGCTCGACCGTCGAGCGAAAGATCGGTTTTTGCTTGGCGACTCAAGACGGGTGCCGTCTTTGTTGCTGCCACCCTTCGACAACGCTTTGACATGGGCAACGTCTTTGCCCTTTCGGCTAATGCCTTTCTTGTCGTAAGAGCGACGCGCCCGCTGCCGCTCCATGCGGTCAGGGTGTTCGCCACGTGCAACTTGTTGCTTGTATTCTTTCTTGTATGGTCTTGCTTTATTTACGTACGGCATATCAACTCCTTCGCCGCTTGTGGTACTCACATGTATCTACTGGACACCAACCGCATAGCGGCGTGGGGTTAGGCTTCCAGTTGTTGGACTTGTAGGCTGCATTCAGCCTTTCAAGGTCGGGTGTAAACGATCTCCATAATGAATCAATTTGGTCTCGGTTGTATTCCTCTGGAATAAAAACATCATACAGGACGAACGCGAGACCAGCTTTGATACGTTTAACAAACGGGAAGTGCGCGAATACCATGAGAGCCATCAACTTCAACTGATCAGGATCAGGCGACTTCGCTTTGCCAGTTTTGTAATCAACGATGATTGCAAAGTCATCATCAACAACTAGTAAGTCAGCAATCCCACGAACCCAATAATCTGGATCTTCAAACCCGCACGGCTCTTCGTTAATAGTTAGAGCCATCTTGTACTCAGGGTATCTAATTCCCGGTAGACCCAACAGTACATCCAACATAGGTTTGAACCGCAGATAATTTTTGCTCAGCGGGATTCCGTTTCCTACGTAATCCTCCAGTGCTTGATGTACCTCAGTTCCGTACCGCATTTCATGCGTCACTTCCTTTTTAAAGTTCTGTAAAACTTTTACTTCGTAATATTGTCGCGGACATTTAACAAAATCTTTTAGCCCGCTGTACGACCACTTGATCATTAACAATCCCCGTATGACCGTCCGTATTTAATCTCACACGCGACGGGTAAGTCAGAACACCAGTCTAGGGGAGTAGACATAGTTTTCGATATAAATGCAAGCGCATCAGGGACTTGCTCTTCCGGCACCACCCACACTCCTGCGTCATGCACAGTAAGAACAGCCCGGTATCGTTCGTTTATCTTCAGTAACTGTTCACCCACAATGATGCGAGCCAACGCTTGGACTATGTTCTCAGTCATAGCGCCGCCCCATATGTTCACAGGGCCACGCCTTGAAGAGTAAATCAGACCTTTGTCGCCGTTACGTAAGTGTGGGTATCGTATATACAATTTATTAGGAAGTCGTATGCCTTCCTGCGTTATCTCGACAACTTGCTTGTCGTCCAGAAAGTATGACCGGCCAGTACGTATACCTGACATGAACCATGACAGCGCACGGTCACACGCATTCCAGAGTTTAGGAATCATGTAGTTGGCCTGACGGTATAGATGCACGATGCGCTTAGCGTCGAACTCATCAATCACAACGCCGGGTGGTGTCGTGTACAACGTATGCTGCAACTTCGATGCACCTGTGCCGTAACCTAGCCCGAGGATGCATGTCTTACCAACGAACCGCTCAATCGGATTCTCCTTGGTAATGTTTTTGTTGTAGATCATCGTGGCGAATTCAGAATACACATCACGCTTGTTCTTGAACGCCTCGACCATGCTGTCCTGCCCTGCCAACCACGCCAAGATCCTTGCTTCGATCTGTGAACTGTCACAGTTAATAACCACGTGACCACGTGGTGCCAGCAAAGAATTCTTGAGCGTCTTCTTTTTCTTGTCGCGGCTCGGTAGGTTCTGGAAGTTAACGCTATCCTGCCCTGACCAACGTCCCGTATGTGCGCCATAATACTTCAGAGGTATAGGCAGCATGCCTCTGTTACGCGCACCAACGCCGATAAAGCGTTCGATGCGTGACTCTTCAATCGTAGATCTAGTACCCAAACGAACCGCGCACAACTGTTGCACGAACGGATCTTCATGTTCTTGCAGGGCTATGAAGCCGGGGTCGTTCTTCGCCAATGCGTAGATAACTTTGCCCTCTGAGGTCGGGCTTGGCTTTCGAGGTACAGGGACACCAAGATCCTCTAGAACCTTGGCGAACTGATTGTTACTACACAGTTTCTTGCGTACATCTTCTTCAGTTGCGCACTCTAGTCGGTTCATCAAACCCTGCAACATCAACTGCTTTTCAGATTTGATTTCTTCTAGGCGACTGACTAACAGCGCATCATCGACCACGAACGCAGGGCGCGTGTACATCTTCAGGGTCATGTCGATCAGGTTGAACTCAACCTCGGGGAAGAGCGGAGCCATCTGCGCAAACAGTTTGCAGGTTAACTCAACGTCGTTCACGCAGTAGCGCCCATAACTCTCCAGAGCATCAGGCGAGAAGTCTTCTCTCCGCATCCCCACATTAGTCTGTACGTCAGTACCTTTCACGCCCAACTCGTAACGCTCGACAAGCGCAGCAAGCGATCCACCTGCATCCACCCCATGCAGAGCGCGGGCCATGCATAGTGTGTCGTAGTAGAAGTGTGGATGGATATCCAAAACCCACTCCAGAATCGCCCCGTCAAACATAGCGTTGTGACACAAGACAGATGTCTTGCTCCAATCAAATCTCGCCAAGAACTCTTTGATATCACTGTGTGAACCAGAGAACCAGACAGATTCATCATCGTTACGCTTGACACCCACGCCGATGATTTGAAAACGCGGGTCACGCACGTACTCCTCAGTCGTCATCCTCGACAGACTGAAGTCTTTGGCGTAATACGTTTCAAAGTCGAGCGTTACGAAATTCATATCAAGCCGCCTTGGACTCGCGACGCAAGATCTCACGGTCAAGATAGAACCGAGCCTTCTTCAGATCCTGTAACGGATTTGATTTGTAGTAGGCGCGGCTGATGTACTTCACTGCGTTACCAAGGTGATAGCTAAGATTCTTAGCCTCAATGAAATCAATCGTCTCTATTCCGCCGATTTTGTAATGCGGCGGTGCATTGACTAGATCAACCTCGTCTATCTTGAGCGGCTTCGACGTACCAAATATCAACGGCTTGACTGGCACAGACGCAGCCTTGACCTTGGCGATCTTGGACAACTTGCCCTTCTTGGTGCGCTCGCCTTTCTTGATGTTGTGCTTCCAGTAGAACTTTACTTGATGAACGTAGTTCACCTTGAGTTTCAGTTCTTTGGCAATGTCCTGTACAGACTTGCCTTCAGCCAGTAGTACCCGCACTTTCGCGGCCTTGCTTTGCTTTTTCACTTTGTTTGACTCCTTCAGTCAATAGTAGGAACAACGAATCAACATTACTCTCATCAATCAACCACACTATGCCGCCCGCATCTTCGATGTCTCGAAAATTTTTCAACTGTAATGCAGTCGGCTTGTTTCCGTTTGCTTTGCACTCTATGCCAATGAACCGCCCCTCATAACAAACTAGAAAGTCTGGCACTCCTGCGTTGCCGTAGCCTGTACCAATAGGCATAGCGTAGTAAGCCCTGACCTCAACCAGAACTTTTTTAACCTTGTCTTTGACGCGCCTTTCCGGGGTCAATCAACTTCCATCCTTTAGGTGTTTCAGCGAAACCGATACAGAGCAGGGCTTCAGGTGAACGACACGTACCAAATCTATATTTATGAGTTCGGAAAGACTCAGGACTTAGGAATGTTCTTCTGCATTCCATGCAAGTTCTTACTCTTGGGACGGGCATTTCTCAACTCCTGTATCTCTTGCCGCAGTCGTCTGATCTCGTCGTGACATGCCCACAACACGCCTCCCACGGTTAAGAACTTCATCTCTGTCGTAGTCGATGCATCGTTGATCTCGCTCGGAAGATCGCGGATCAAATCCAGTATGTCATTTTCGACTTGCACGTAGGTGATCCACTTCTGCTTTTAATGTAATGATTTCTTGAGCGAGAATGTCCGCTTCCTTGAACATGCCCCGCAGCCGCATCTCCGATAGCGCCCAACCGACTTTTTCTTCCTGCTTGTACTTCCACGGTTGCAGTTCTATCTCACGCTGCCACGAACCCGGTGGTGACTGATTATCAACAGTCACAGGTACACCGCGCCCACAACGCAGCCCGCGCAGAAGCACACCACCGCTAACATAATCTCAGCAACGATCATGTCGGTCTTGGCAGACTTCTCATCCAGAAGTTCTTTCTCCAAGTCGCTGATCCGCTCGTTCAGTCGGTCAACGATGTACTCATTTGGCCTGTTCACTTTCCTTCCTCGTCTGCTCACGCACCAACGTCAGCAGTTTGCAGATCACGTGGCTCTCGGTCTTCTCTTTGCCTTCCTTGTGCAAAAGATCAAACTGCTTCGCCAACTCGTTGATCATGTCCCAATCGATGTAGTCCAACTCCAAGTTGTCACCGATAGTAGCCCA